CCCCCGCCGATTTCCCAGCCGCCGACTGCAATCAGTTGTTCGACGGTCGGCGGGAAATCGGTTTGAATGTAGCGGCAGGTTAGGCGATCAAAACGACCCCAACGGTAATTTTTGATGTAACACCCTGGCCTGCCCAAAATGACCGGCGAGTTTCTGAGCGTCATTGGGGAACTTCAGCCTGAGAATTATCCGCCGCCCAGTGCTCTTGGAAAACCGCTCGGCCTGCTCGACATTCTCCCACGCTCTGACCGGGGGACTGATACCGCCAGCCTCAACGTACTTGCGGAGTTTGTTGCTGCTGCAAACGTGATAGACGACCATTATACACCTAAATAGTTGATATTAACAGATAAATCAAAAGGGCACATCCTCGCCAGTATCGTTTCCGCTAGGAGGATCGGGGAAGGTATTCTGCTCCTGCTGCTCGGACTTGGGACTGAGAAACTTCAGTTCCCGCACTGTAATTTCCGTCGAGTAACGATCCACCCCGTTGTTGTCCGTCCACTTCCGGGTATTCATCTCGCCCTGAATCAGCACCTTGCTCCCCTTGTGGAGATACGATACAGCCAGTTCCGCAGTCTTGGCCCAGGCCACGCACCGCACAAACTCCGTGACCTTCTTATCCCCGTAGCCTGAATCGCAGCAGACGGTGAAATTTGCTACCTGTGTGCCGCTGGCGGTTGATCGTGATTCAGGGTCCGCCGCTAAATTGCCTATGCCAGTAAATTGATTGAACATTATTCCACCTCTTCTTCAAAGTTTTCAAATTCAGTAACGCATTTCCAACACACCGCGCATCCATCCTCTTCCACATCACTTTCAAACGTACTGTTCAGGCTTCCACATGCGGGGCATAGCCATTCCCTGACAACCCTGTACGTCACTATCATGGCTCCACCTCAGCAGGTATTACCTCAAGGATATAGGACATCATACCCTCAACGCCATCACCCCCATCAATATCAACCCAGAACCCAGGTTCAAGCACCGTGGGATTCTCCCTTAATACCTCAACCACTTTGGCTGTGCCCACCCCATCGTCCTGATGCACACGTACCAATTGTCCTGCAACAATCTCAACTCCGTTCTTGTCCACCACTTTTTTCATACCTTCACCTCCCCCAACTCCATATCAAAGTTAGTCTTAGACAGGTCGAGCAACTCCTTGACATCCTGCTTGGACTTGTGGGCGAAGTGCAGCAGGTCTACCATCAACCCCAGAACATCGGTATCGAGGGTGTTCAGGCTGAACCCATCCGTGCCCTTCGGTATCCACGCCGCCAGCGCCACCTTCGCCCGCTTGACCCGCTCCGCATTCGCCGCCTTGCGCCCAGTTGCTACGGTCCCCGGCATTGCGATAGTCATCACGACACCTCTTGCAGTTTCGTGACGATGGTTCCAAGTTCCTCTGAAAACCTCACCAGTTCAGCTTTTAACGCAGCGTGGAACTTGGCATCAGGTTCGGCCTTGATCATCAGCGGTTTCATGCTTGGATAGTAGGAGACAAACCACCAGTATTCGCGCCCAGTGACGAACATGCTGCCCTGAACCTGCTGATAATATGTCGATGGAATTTTCCCGGTTAGGAGATAGTCAACCTGAGTAGCCAACTGAGGGCATTTGATCTCAATCCCGCCGTTGTCACCAATCAACCCGTCAGGACTGCACCCCCATCGTCCATTATCCTCAATGCACAGTCCGACCTCCTGAACTTCTGCGTCATGCAACATACAGAAGAGAAGCCTTGCCTCTGCCTCCATTTCGATTCCGCGTGACATCGCCGCTGACTGGTATGATTCTTCCTTGCTGCCGGTGATCTTCTCCCCTGCCAGTTGGTAGAGATATTTAGTCCGGCTCTTGCTTGGCTCCCCCTTGGTTGTGACTATCTCGGAAAACTTGCTTGCCGTCGGAAGACCGGCCCTATACGACATCCATTCAGGTGATCCCTGATCGACGTTGATTATCTTCATGCCTTGACCAGTGGTTTTTGCATGACAGCCGCCATGATAGTAGGAAGTTTGCCTTGAGGAATTTCACTCAACGCGCCGACTGCCGCTACCTTCTCGACGTACTCCATAAACTTTTCGAGGATGACCCCCCTTGCCCTCATTTCGGACTCTAACACGTCAAGCTGTTCGGATGTAACAGGGGCCATGTCGGAATTGCCATTTCCAGGGCCTACAATGCCACCTGGCGCGTCGTTCTGTGGATTCGGGTAGGGTGGCTTGGGTTCATCCGCTTTCGTCTCTGGGGCCACTCCTGCGTCCAAAAATGCGCCAAGTGCTTTTCCAGTGTCAACCGATGGAGTGAACCACTGTCCGACAGGGAACAATCCGGTGCGGTCCTTGTCACCTTCGGCCTGATGCGATACGTCCATTTTGAGTACAGCAGTCATCTCATATTCAATTCCATCACGTTGCTGTGGGGCCATGCCGAGCTTTTTGACCTGCTGCTTACCGTTGCCGTCTGCCTCCTGCGTGTAGGATTGCTTGCTCCGCATGGTTGCGATGATGTGGCAGGGAGATTTAAGCATGGCGTTCAGGAATGCTTCGTGGCGAGGATTACACTTCCCCCAGTTGATCCAGCTATTTCCCGGCATCTTATCGTGTATCTCAAGAATACCGCCTGTTCCAACCCACTCATGGCTCATGCTGTCGATGATGATGCAGTCGTACCCGCCCCTCTCTGCCATCTGAATCAGCGCAATGTATCGCTCCGGGGTGTACGGCTCATCGAGCGCGGCATGGTCGAATGGGGTTATATCTGAGTATAACTTTCCGCTGTCCTTCTCCGTGTCAATCAAAGCGATCTTCCCCTCTTCTCCGACCAGCCCCCGTGCGATGAGCAGGGATGATAGTGATTTACCGCTGCCGCTCGGTCCTTCGATTGCGAGGCGACATTTTAACTTCTCTTTCTTTGCTGGTTTGAACATTATTTCTCTCCATTGTTATCATCTGGCACATACTCAACCAGTTCTAAATCCCATCCGTCTACTATCCCAGATTCCCAATCCGTTGTTACATTGCACATTCCAAGGGTGTACAGTTTCTGGTCTTCAACTTTATCCATACCCAATATCGGCCAGTCCTTATTTACTTCAGAGAGGGTATCATTTTCCCACCCGCAATATTTACAGCCTGGGCAGGACAACTTTTTAAGTTTGTTCAACTTTACTGTTTGGGCAAAGCCTCTTGCGGTAAGATAAAACGACACACTTGCTCGATAGACTGTGCCGAGGCATTGCTCTTCGGCTGGCTCCACATCGAGCAACAGGTCATCAAGTAGATCCATCATTTCCTCCGGGCCAGTAAGTTGACCACCTTCTCAATAGTTTGGGCGAGATATGCCCCTTCGTTCATCGTGTTATTGTGGATTGAATTTCGGCCGGTTCGGTGATGCTCAGGGCAGAGCGGAACTACTAGCCAGTTACTCGCCCGTTGCGCCATTCCCGCGAATTGCCGGATATGGTGGATCTCAGCCGGCCCGCCGCAGACCATGCAACCTAGCGATGCTACAGCGTTTAGATATTGCTTTTCCGTTACCATATTTGCTCCGTGGGCATCCCAAAGCCCGGATTGACCAGCCGATATGTCCTGTAATTCTTGTACGGCATATCGTTCCAGCTTGCCCCCTTTCCCACATGCCCCTTGAACGCCGTCCTGATATGCTGTAGCGTCTCTTCCAGCGTTACGTGGGGCAATGCCTGCACTCGGTAGTAATTACGCCAGAAGTGCGCCCACCGCCTACGCTCAACTTCATCGTCGAACTTGCGCTCATTCATCTATCTTCCCCCTGAGTACTGCAATTCCCCGGTCGGCTGCGTAAAGTTCATTACGCAATGTGTTTGCGAGGCGGACATAGTAGGAATTGCCCTGTGGCTCGCAGAGTATGTTTTTAAGTGTGGTGTATATTGCTGCTCGTTTATCCAGCAGATATTTCAAATCGTCTGCGTCTGTCATTTGTCTCTCCCCTCTCTCTTCATCCATCTATCTTCTCTCGGAGTGCTAAAATCAGCCTGTCGATGACGGCAATGTTTTCGCGGAGGGTTTCGGCCTCGGACACGTTGTAATTATTGGTTCTGGGCGCGTAGAGGTAGTCGAGTAGGGTTGTTTGCATTGCTCCGCGCCTTCGTAACAGGTATTCCAGTTCGTCTGCGTCTGTCATCGCTAAACCTCCCCACTCAAAAATCTGATATACCATGGCGGTTCAGTTGTTATTGTCCCATCGCTTTTCTCAACGACAGCAACAGTGTAATTACCAGGACCTGATTCAAGCTCTTCGTAATTAACACCCCAACAGTGGAACAATCCTTCATAGTCGTCTACCCACTTAAAATGAATATGGGCGGTATCAAATTTCTTCTTCATCACCATTACTTTCCGCATTTCATCCCCCCCTTGATCCCCATTGCTTCGTAGTATGCGTCTTCGGCCTTGGGCAGAACTATTCCCAACCCCTGAGGCAGGTTGTCAATCTCGTTCAGGTACTCGCGCATGTTGGTGATGCTGGCATCCATTATCGACACACTTGCCAGGATTGATTGATATAGGCCATCGTACAGGTCTGGTCGCGCATCTTTGACGATCAGCAAGTTTTTCCAGCCGTCCATGAGGGTGTAATGATTGTGGTTGTCGAAGTCCCCAAGGAAGATGTTCAGGAGAAACCGCTCCTTGAGTATCAGGTGCTGCTCGTCCTTCGTATATCCCAGTTCCCCGCCGATGATGCCGACCCATGTGAAATAAATCCGTCGCTGTTTATCGGATAGCGTCTC